CAATGGGTGCGGGCTACGCGGTCATATAGAAACACACGATTTTTTGCAAATCTGGGGACGCTGCATTTATACATATAAAGGCGGCCGCATGTTTATGCAAAGCCTGACGCGCACCCATCCCCCCCCTACCTTCAAAACAAAAATGTGGGGGTATCGACACCGGCGGGGGCCTGTCGTTTTCAGCGCGGGACACTCAAAAAAAGAGGGGGGGCTACCCCTTCGATTACACCTAAATATAATTAGGTGTAAGAGCAAAACATAAAAGTGTAATACCATCCAGACCGGGCATATATTAGAAGCGAAAAACAAGGATTACACAAAATACACTTTTTACACCTTTTTAGAAAACATATATCATTTCATATACTGGCCATCAGATACAGCTCCGAAGACGGGTGCGAAATCGGGGGCAAATCCACCGCCCACGCGCCCAGCTGCCGCCCAGGCTGCCGCAAAAAGCGCGACCCGGAAGCAGGAAACCGGCCGCGCTGGCGCGAAGTGAAACATCAGCAAAGGACCGGCGCGGGCCGCAGCGCCTTCGGGACCAAAAGGCCGCGGGTTCGAATCCCGCCACTTCGACACGACTGCAAATGCAGTAAAATCAAGGGTTTGCGCCATGTGTGCAGGCCCTTGTTTTTTTGTCGATTTCGCCGGGTGGTACAGGGACTGTGTACCACCCACAATGCCACGGAATATATGAAAAGGCCCGCAGAATCGCGCTCTGCAGGCCTTTGTGGCGGGTGGTACATCGACGATGCTTCCTGAAGCTGAAACGGCCCAGGAAGGCCAGAAAAGCCAGCAAAATCAAGGTGGTACGCATCATTGCTCCAAAGAGATTGACAGGACGGTCGCGCCGGCGTGGGTGGAGATCTCACTGCAGGTGATGGCCAGGTTGAACAACGTCCCCTGTCGTTCGGCACGATGGGCGATCCTGTCCATGACGTTGGCGCTGTCCCGGTCGCGTTTGGAGACAATCATGGTATAGTATTTGAGCGTGGTGGTGGCGTCGGAGTGTCCCAGGCGGCTGGCCACGGCCACGGCGTCGATGTTGTTGCTCATCAGGATCGTGGCGTGTGACGTGCGCAGATTATGGAAGGTGACGCCCTCGTAGCCGTGGGCCTCTGCAAAGCGCTTCCACTGCCGGCTGGGGGTGTCCTTATTCAAGGGGGATCCGTCGAAGTTGCAGACGATCAGATTCTCACCGCGCCACCGGCTGCCCAGGATCCGCCGATTTTCCTCCTGGTATTTCCGGGTCTCATCCAGCAGCGTCAGGAGAGCAGCCGGCACGGTGATCATGCGGATCGAATCATCGGTCTTTGTGGTGTCCACACGTCTTCCGGCGCCAGGTGTCTGCTTGACGGCCTTGGCAATGTCGATGGCGTGATTCCGCCAGTGCACATCATGCCATGTCAGGGCGCCCACCTCACCCAGTCGGAGACCGCAGAACAGGGCCAGCATCACAGCACATCTGAAGGACATGTTTTCCTCACTGGCCAGCTGACGGAGCAGATCCACGGCCTGATCGTCGTCCAGGTACTTTGGCTTGTGCTTGCGTACCTTTGGCGCATGGGTGGCCTCGAAGGGTGTACTGTGCAGGATCTGATTCTCCCGGCCCCAGTTGTAGACAGTGGCCAGAGTGATGTAAATGTGGCGCACGGTGCGGGCGCTCAGTGTCTTTTGGCGGTCGTTTCGTTTTGGCTTTCTGAGCAGCAACGCCACCCATGCATTGATTCTCAGAGGGGTGAGCTGTGAGACGATCACGCTGCCCAGATGTGGGACGATGTGCAGTTCGATCAGGCTGCTGGCTGTCTTGGCATAGTCGGCGGACTCTGTGGGCAGCTTGGTGTCGATCCAGAGCTGGCACAGCTGCGCGATCGTCAGCTGATCTGCAGGAGGCAGCTTGTCCACGTCTACATGCATGGCCTGCTGGGCGTGGCGGGATTTGAGCAAGGCCAGATCGGCTTCCGCGAGATCCAGCTGTTCCTCATGGGAGAGCGTGGCCGGATATGTGTATGTGGCACGCACCCACTTGCGCACCTTGTTCCCCAAAGCGTCCAGGGTAGTGGGCAGGAAGCCGACACGATAGGTGTTTGGGCCGATCTGCTCCACGCCTGGGCGCTCCTGTTTGATCGTCTTGTGAGCCATGGTGATGCACCTCCAGATATATTTGTATGTGTGGGGTATGTAATTTTCGGGTAATTCGGTAAGGAGTGCCCGCAATCCCTTGAAATGACTGCGTTAGAGCTATTACATGGGGCGGTAATCGGGCGGGTAATTGATCCAAATAGGTAAGCCCCCGGCGCAGGCCGGGGGCTTTGTGTCAATCATAGAAGTAAATTGTAAAGGTCTCCTTGTCGGTGCTGGCCTCGTACAGGCCATATACAGGTTTGCCCTTTTCGATCCAATCATTGACCATGTCCTTCAGCTTGTTGCGGAACATATAGCCCAGCTGATCCTGGCCACGATAGATGGCGATCGCCTCCGGATCATAGGCGTTTTCCGGCTCCTGCTTCAGCGTCAGCAGATCATCAAACTGCAGATCAACGATCGGAAAGAACTTGTCGGTCAGGGCGATCTCAACCTCATCATAAGTGTATTTGACTGTATGACCGGGCAGATCCGGCAGGCCGGATGCATGGCTGCGAGCCTTGGCTGGCGCCTTCTTGGCGGCGGCAGGCTTTGCGGGAGCTGCCTTGGTCGGTGCAGCTGCTTTCTTGCCCTTGTGCAGCAGCAGCCATGCGAGAATCAGAACAATGGTGCAGACAACGCCAAACCCTGCAGCAGCCGGATCAGTATCCATGCACCCGATGGTGCCCAGGGCGAAAATGATGGCGAGAACCAGGCAGATCATTGACAGTGTCTTCTTCACAGCATGTCCCTCCTGCGTGTATAATCGTATGTGTGGGGAAGAACTCCGACAAGGGTATCAAGCACTGACGGAGGTATCTATGGATTACATCAAGCGAATGGTGGAGATATTCAGGGAGTTGTCACCGGCTGGGCGTCGCGAGGCGCTTGCCTGGCTTGCTCGCGCTCAAAAAGAAACTCCATGTAAGACAAAGCCTTCCGCTGATTCTCAGGAGTCAGCTGAGAAGCGCGACGAATAAACTCATCGACCTGGCCGTCCAGCTCCTGCTGGGCGGCTTTTTCTATTCCCAGCAGAAAATCGGCGGAGACGCCAAACCGCTTGGTCAATGCGATCAAGGTATCTGTATCGGGATCGCGTTTGCCGTTTTCGATGTTTGTATATGCAACGCGAGACACGCCCAGGTGCTCAGCGATCTGCTCCTGCGTGGCCCCGACAGCAAGGCGGGCTTCTTTTAGTCTCAGCATATCATCAACCTCCACAATCATTATATCGTTTCATTGTGAAACATACAACAAATGTTTCGATAAGAAACATTTATGCTTGACAATGTTTCGGTTTGATACTAAAATGTATCCGAACGATACGTTCGGAGGTGAAATAGATGGATTTGGCCGCCTACAGGCGTAAAAATGGCCTGACTCAGGATGCAGTTGCGTCCGCTGCATGTATCGCCCGCGTTACATACACCAACATCGAAAATGGCAGGCGGAGGCCTTCCCCTGATGTAGCAAAACGAATCGCTGCTGTGCTCGGTTTCGACTGGACTGAGTTCTTCAGCGACGACAGAGAGGAAAACGCCCATGAGAATGATGCGCGTCCCTGAGTGCCTGCAGGCGCTCGACGGGAAGATCAGCAGTGGCCGGCTCTACTACGGAATCCGCCAGGGCATCTATAGGTCGGCCCGGATCGGCGGCGTGCTGGTGGTGGATCTGGACAGTGTGCTGCGGGATCTGCCCAAATATCAGCCGCGCCGGGCGTACCCGTCTGGGCTGGTCAGTTTCGCGGAGCTGCTGCGTCAGACCGGGCTGACCCGGCATCAGGCGGAGCGCGGCGTGGCAGAGGGTTGGATCAAGCCCGTGGTGACCAATAAACGCAAGCTCTACGATCTGCAAAAGGTGCAGCACTATATTGCAAAGCAGTTGGGAGGTGATGAGAGGTGATGCTGGATGAGATCCTGCGCCGTCTGAAGGTGCAGAAATACGCTCAGCCCGGCAGGGATAACCGGTGTATCTGCCCTTGCCATGCGGATCGCACCGGCAGCCTGATGGTCAAGCTGGAAAGCGATGGCCGGATCCTGATGTGCTGCCAGGCCGGTTGCACCACGCAGGCGATCTGTGAGCAGATTGGCATCAAGGTCTCTGACCTCAATGAGCGCCCTTTGGTGCCCGGCATGAACGTTCACAAGGCCAAGCCCACAAAGCCTGCTGCGAAAGTGCAGCAGGCCGCTGCAGTACCGCAGCAGGAAAAGGATGATAAGCCGGAGCGCCCACTGCCCTGGCCGCCGACAAAGGTCTATGACTACACCGATGAGGATGGCAAGCTGATCTTCAATGTCCTGCGCTTCACCTACCCGGAGGGGGACAAGACCTTCCGCCAGGGTGTGCCAGATGCATCAAAGAAGTCTGGCTTCAACCTTTCCGGCGTCAGCAAGCTGCGCAGACCGCTGTACAGGCTGCCGGAGGTGGTCAAGGCAGTGCGGGAAGGACGCCCCGTGTATGTCGTAGAGGGCGAGAAGGACGCAGACACCCTCGCCGCCATGGGGCTGACCGCCACCACCAATCCCGGTGGTGCCAGCAAGCCTGGTCAGGCCATTAAGTGGAAGGAAGAACACACGCAAGCTCTCGCCGGCGCGGAGGTCATCCTGCTGCCGGACGTGGACGCCACCGGCCTGTCAGATCGCCAACGCGTTGGCCTGGAGCTGATCGCTGCCGGCTGCCGGGTGCGGTTCATCGACCTGCGCAAGGCCGGGACGCAGCTGCCGCCAAAGGGTGACATCACCGATCTGGTGGAGCTGGTCGGCGCGGAGCAGGCGAAGGTGATCCTGAGCGGCCTGGTGGCCAGTACGCCGTTGGCGACCGTGGAGGATCTGGAGACAGAGGAAGTTCGCCGGCAGCGGGTACTGGATGTGTACTCATCCCGGACGCCTGGCTACTGCATCAAGGATGGCTGTATTGCCCGCTGGGATGAGGGCGGAGGGCGTGCCCTCTGCACCTTCGTGGCCTATCCCGCCTTTGCAATCAATACGGACAATGGCGTCACCCGGCGCGGTGAGTATGTGATCCACGCCTGGGATGCCCAGGGCAACCGCCTGCAGCCTGATGCGGTGGTACCTTACGCGGACTTTTCCGGCCAGATGCGCTGGATCGAAACGGCTTGGCCCATGCGGGTCAACGTGGCCAGCGGTAGCACTGTCCGTGACAATCTGCGGCAGGCCATGACTTATGCAGGCATGGCACTCACGAAACATGTAGACAAGTACCTGCACACCGGCTGGCGGGAGATCAATCACAAGATGTGTTATCTCCACCAGGGCGGCGCGATCGGCGCAGAGGATGTGCAGGTGGATCTGGGGCCTGGTTCCCTGGTGCGGTACCGCCTTGGCCCTGAACTGGGACAGTCCTGGGACGATATCACTGAGGCGGATGCAATGACAGAGTCGATGCGGGTGGCCAGCTGCATGCCCGCCTGGGTGAATGTGCCTGCGACGGCGCTGGTGTTCCTGACGCCACTGCGGGAGATCCTGGAGCGGCTGGGCATCCCGCCCCGCTTCCTGATGTACCTGTATGGGCGTACCGGCAGCGGCAAGTCAGTCACGGCGTCGCTGATGCTCAACTACTTCGCCCGGTATGACGGCAGTAACTTTCCGGCATCCTTCGCCGGATCCATCGGCAACCTGCGGCAGTGCGCCTTTACTCTGAAGGACAGCCTGCTGGTGGTCGATGACTTCTTTCCCGCGACCAACACACAGCAAAAACACAGGATGCAACAGATGGCGCAGGAGCTGTCCCGCATGTTTGGCGATGGTGCAAGCCGTGAGATCCTGAACGCGGACAGCACCCGCCGCGAGTCTACGCCGCCCCGATCCACCTGTCTGATCACCGGCGAATATCTCCCGGACATCGGAGAATCAGGCCTGCAGCGATTCTATTGCATCCACATGGAGGGCGGAAACGTGCCAAAGGACGCAAACCTCACTGATGTACAGCTCAAAGCATCGAAAGGCTACCTGCGCAAGTGCATGCAGGGATATATCCAATGGCTGATCCCTCAGCTGCACACACTGCCGGATCAGCTGCAGGAGCGCTTTGTGGCTTACCGTGCAAAAGCCCAGCGCGAGCTGAAGGGCTGCCATGACCGTACACCCGGCACGGTGGCTCATCTGATGCTGGGCTATGACATGTACATCCGATATCAGCAGCATGTGCTGGGTATAGACGATCCGGATCTCATCGCCGGCTTGATGCAGCATGCCTGGGACAACATCGTGCGCAACTGCGCCGCCCAGACGCAGGATGTGGGTGAAACCAGCCCGGCCCGTATGTTCCTGGATGCCCTGCGTGAGATGGTCATCAACGGTTCGGCCACCATCAAGGAACTGGGAGACCTGGAACATACGGGCATCCCGAAAGGCATGGTCGGCTACAAGGATAGCCGGTACTATTACTTCCTGCCGGATGTGTCCTTCTCCGTGGTCTGCGAGCAGTACCGAAAGAAAGGCCAGGAGTTCCCTGGCACCCGCCTGGCCATGATGCAGCGCATGCGTGAGGACGGCATGTGCGTGGCTGATAAGGACGGCAAGCCCACCAAGGGCAAGAGCATCAATGGACGTACTCAACGCTATCTGACGGTGCCGCTGCACGTCTTTGACGGTGAAGGCAAGCAGCAGGTCGAACAGCTGAGCATGCCGGTCAATGTGCCGGACAACCCGTTTGTGTAAGGAGGGCACCATGGAGAAGGAAAAACGCTGGAGATCCACAATGCACGTCGAGATCGCCTATGAGGACGGCACCCGCGAGGGCGTCGAGGGTGATGTGGTCATGGTCTACAAAGCCCAGGCCGCCGGGAGTGAATACCGGCCCACGCTGGCGGTGTCCGGTGCCCTAGATGTCCGGGCACTGTACGGGCTGCTGATCCTGCTGGACATGCACCTGGCAGATGATCCTGATGCCCTGGATACGGCTATCGACGTCTGGCGTGAGAACCGTGAACGGCTCCTGCAGGAGGCCATCGAGAACCGCAAGGAGGTATCTGAAGATGAATAACCTGATCAACTCTCTGAACCGTCCCCAGGCGCTGAGTGTGCGCGGCTATGAGGAACGGATCCTCATGTATAAGGAGCAAGTCATCGGTGGCTATATCGGTATTGGCCGGACGCTGATCGAGGCGAAAGAGACTGGTGCTGTACCCCATGGCGAGTGGGAAGAATGGGCCACAGCCACCACGGGCATGTCCATCCGCAACGTGCAGCGCTGCATGCAGGCCGCACGGGAGATCTCCGATGGGTCGCCGCTGGCCAAGCTGGACATGAGCAAGGCGCTGCTGTTGCTGTCCTCCGGGCTGGATGAGGAAAAGCGCGAGGCCATCGGTGCAGCTGCTGCAGAGGATCAGATCAGCGTCAAAGAGCTGCAGCGCCGGATTACTGAGGCCAAAGCAGAAACCCGTGAGCAGTGCCAGGCTGAGACCCGGCGAATCCAGGCGGTCGAGAATCAGAAGCACAAGCAGGAGCTGGTCGCTGCCCAGCATGATGTGGCAGCCAAGTTCCAGGCTCGGGTGAATGAGCTGCAGGAGCAGGTCAATTCTGCTGCCGGCATGATCCGGGCAAAGGAGCAGGAACTGGAAGCGGCTGCCCGGGCATTGGAGGAAGCCAACAGCAGGCCGTCACCTTCAGCTGAGGTGGCTCGCCTCCGGGCACGGCTGGAAAAGGCGGACGCCGATCGGCAGGCAGCACAGCAGCAGCTGCTCGCGCTCAAAGCCCAGCAGGCCACGGCAGCAGCCGGCGGTAATGCGCAGACCGGTCTGTCCGTGGAGCGCTTTGGCAGCGCTGTCCGGGCCTTCCTTGTCGAGGTGGGTGAGCTGCCCTACATGGGCGGGATCCTGGCCACGGCGGACTACACGGAGCGCCAGCAGTATCAGGCATACCTGGATCGGGTGGCGTCCTGGCTGGAGTTGGCTCGCACTGCAGTGCAGACCTACGCAGCGCAGGAGGTGTGATCATGACACGGAAAAGGTTTATCAAGCTGCTGATGGCGTATGGGTACCAGCGCCGGGATGCAGAAGCAATGGCGCTGTGTGCGAGGGCACAATATGGCGAATATCATGCTGCCTGGCACCTCTGCTATGTGCGAACGGCCAGGTATCACCAAGCGTTTACGACGATTCGGCGGGCGGCAAAACAGGCAACTAAAGTCTTTTCTGCTGCTGTTGAACGGTGCATAAGACGATTTGGAGGGAGCAGTAATGTGTGACAGCAGCTTGATTCGGACAGACGGCCAGGGCGCTGCCCTCTCCGTCCTGGAGCAGCGGATCACCGCCATGGCCCAGCAGGCCCAGGAAACCAACCTGCAGACGATGGCCATGCTGCGGGAGATGGCAGCAGCCATGCGCATGATGAGCGAGCAGACCATGGAGGTCAACCGTCAGCTGCAGGCGATGGCCCAGCAGATCCCGCTGAAGCCTCAGCAGCGCACGGATTTGACCAAAGCGATCCGGCAGCGGGCTGTGCAGCTGGCGGAGGAAAACGGCTGGGCTGGCGATCGCCGGCGCACCACCCTGATCGCAAACGCGATCCGCGCCACCGTCAGGAGTCATGTGGCCACCGTGACTGGCAGCACAGTCAGGGCCATCGGTGATATTCCATCCTGCCAATTCGCCGTGGCCATGGAGCTGGTTGGCATGTGGGACAGCTGGGCAACCCTGGACAAGATTGGAGGGATTGAGGAATGACACAGAAACGCTTTCGGCGCCTGCTGATGAGTTGCGGCGTGAGTCGGCGCATCACCGACGCCTATGTGGAGATCGCAAAGCGATTCCGGCTGCCCTATGCGAGCGTCATGCGCGGCCTGGTGCCCCACAGCCTCGCGGATCGGTGGCTGATGCATGTTGTGCTGGATTGCCACGGGATCGTTGAGGATGATGAACAGGGCGGCTATTTCGCCTGGATATGGCATCACGGAGCTTTCCATCGGTTCACTGTGATGGCTCCGGAGATCTGTGCAGCCCTGCCGGAGGGCTGGCTGCAGCAGCGGATGATCAACGTGAGCCAGCGCAAGGGCCAGCCTGCAAAGGTCAGAGTGATCAAAACCCAAATGATAAAGGAGGAAGAACAATGATTCTGTCGATCGTAACCGGTAACCTGGGCCGTGATCCTTCCAGCCGCGTAACGGATAGCGGCGTCAATTACGTCACCTTTACGGTGGCCAGCAGTAATGGCCGGGACAAACCTCCGACCTGGGTGAACGTCACCGCCTGGCGTCAGCTGGGCGATCGCTGCGGCCAGTATCTGCGCAAAGGATCGAAGGTCATGGTTACGGGCGAAATGAAGGCCCATGCCTGGATCGGACGCGATGGAACCGCCAGCTGCAGCATGGAGCTGGAAGCCCTCCGGGTGGAGTTCCTGTCCTCCCGTCAGGAGGATGAAGCTGCCCAGCCGACGGTGGATCCTGAGACGGGCTATGAGCAGGTGGACGATGAGATCCCGCCGTTTTGATCTGGGCGGTGCGATCAGAAAGGAGGTGGCGGCACATGGATGCCATTGAGCTGCTGGAGAGGTGCCGCAGCGCAGATCGTGAACTGCGGACGCTCCGGGCGCGGGAGAAACGGCTGCGGGAGGTGGCCTACTATCCGGGCAGCAGTCGGACGGATAATCCCGGCGGGGGTAAATCCACCGCAGAGCCGGACAGGATGGCTGCACATTTCGCCGCGTTGGATGAAGTGGAGCGGGCTGTCCGGTGGCGGGAAAAGCGCCAGCGGATGGAAGAAGTCGCCTGTGCGGTGCTGATCGATCGCGAGCTGGCCGCCCATGGGCAGGCTGCAGAGGTATTATTCGGGTATTATGTCCAGCGGATGCCGGTCAAGGCGATCTCCTTCACAATGAGCCTGTCGATCAGCCGGGTGAAGAACCTCAAAACAGAGGGGATCGAGCTGCTGCGGGTGGTGCCCAGCGTGGACGCGCTGCTGCCGTCGGAATATGACCAACAGGAGGAATATGAAGAATGAAAATCCTCAGAGCTGTCGCCCGTGGGAAGCCACCCGCGATGTATGACGAAAAGATCCTTGCCCAGCTGGATGAGGAACAGGGACGCCGCCGTCTGAACAACGCGGAGGTTGATATGCTGATCGCACTGAAGGTCGGCACCAACCTCATCATGCAGGCCTATGAGGACGCTTTGCAGCCCTTTGCTCAGTACGCCGGCGCCGATCGTAGGCTGAAGCAGGCCATCGCACTGTTGTGCAATGCCAATCAGCTGCTGTCGGATAAGATCTCCGGCGCTCAGCTGATCACCATCGCCAATAACACAGACGACAATTCGATCAGCCTGTCATCGATGCCAAAGCAGAAACCAGGCTGCATCAATATCGACTGGCAGGCCCTGTGCCACATTGTCAACCGGGCGCTGGAAACCTGCGAAATGACCTGCACCTGCGATCTGATTCAGTCGAAGCAGTGTGATCTGCGCCGTGCCTTTGAACAGGTGCCCAGCCTCGCCCTGGCTGCCAGGGTACGGGCGAAGAAGGACAAGACCAGCTGCCCGTATATGCTTCTGGAATTGAATGCTGATGTAATGGAGGAATAACCAATGACACTTCTGCAATCTGTGATGCTTGGCATCGCTCTCGGCCTTTCTGTGACCAACTTCCTTTTCAACCTGGGCAATTCCCGGCGGTATATCAAGATGGAAAAGCAGGTTGACATCTTGATGCATAACCGCCTGCGGGATCTGCTGTTTGAGTTTGTGCACGACTCCCACAAAAGCGAACCCCGGCAGTACCCGGACAGTACCAAAACGAACCCAGACAAGACCTGAACGGTACCCAGACGGTACCTTTGCGGTACCTCGGCGGTACTTGCACGAACCTTTTGACCTGTGATAATGTTATGCTACCAAATCAACGGGAGACGGGAAGCCGCCTCCCGTTGGTGCGTTTTGGAGGTTGCCATGCGTTACACTGGCAAGCAGGCGGATCCGTTCTATTCGTCTGGGCCGTGGCGCAGCGTGCGTGTGCTGGCTCTGCAGCGTGATCTGGGGTTGTGCCAGGACTGTGTGGCGCAGTACATGAAGGATCCAGCGTACAAGGTCAAGACGGCCACCATGGTGCATCACAAGATCCCGCGCAAAGAGCGCCCGGATCTGGAATTGTGCCTGGATAACCTGGTCAGCCTGTGCGATCTGCATCATGAGCAATACCATCCCGATCGCGGCAATCGTCAGCAGCCTAAACCAAAGGCGCCGGCGGGCGTCCGCGTTGTGAAGATCTGAAGGAGGAACACGACATGTCAGAGGTTGAGCGTCCGGCACTGGACGCCCAGCTGCGCGAGGAACACATCGCACGCCTGGGTGAAAGTGTGCCGGCGATCCGGCTGTATGACCAGCTCTGTAAGGTCGTGGGTGATCGCCCTGAAGGGATCGACGCAGCTGCGCAGCACATCATTGCGCAGATCGCGGAGCTGGAGCGGATCGCTGAGCTGGCCCGCGAGGACATCAGCGCCAAGGGCCTGCGGGATAAATACCGCAACGGCCGGCAGATCGTGGAGCGGGAAAACAAGTCCATTTCCACGATCCAGCGCTGCATTGAGCAGCAGCGCAAGCTCATGAGCGAGCTGCGGATCACGCCCGCCAGCCGCCGTACTTCACGCCAGGGCAGCATGTTTGATGACGACTTCGATACATTCTGACAACCCAGCCCTGCTGAACAAAGGCGCTCAGCAAAAGCTGGACGCCTTCGAGCGGTCGATCCGCGAGCAGGAGGACGTGATCCGGCGGTTTGACGCCTACATCGATGACGTCATCTCCGGCAGGATCCTCGCCAGCAAGAAGGTCATCGCAGCGTGCAAACGGCACCTCCGGGATATGGACAAAGCTGCCAATGATCCTGACTACCCGTGGTGCTTCGATGCTGCCCTGGCCGCCCGCCCGGTGCGCTTCATGGAAAAGTACACCCTGATGGATGGTGAGAAGGATGCCAACCAGCGCCCCCTGCTGCAGCCCAATCCTGCGCTGGCTACCGGTAATCTTGTCAACGGCCGTCCCATGGACTATGTGGACGACGCCGATATGCCCAACGTGGCTGGCGGCGCTCCGGTGGTCGTGGGTTATCTGAAGGCCTTTGCCACCCTGTTTGATCGCGGCGCTATGGAGCTGGCCTCCACGCCTGTTGGCGGTGGTGCGTGGGAGAACTACACCATCGACACCCGCGCCATCATCCGTCAGGACTATCAGATCATGGATCCCACCGCTGCTGTCATGCTGGCGCTGGCGACTGAATAACAGGAGGCCTGCATGATCACGACCAATACCACCAACAGCACCTCCGTCGGCATCCAGATCAAGGATGAGGGTGGTTCCACCCGGGAGGCTTGCCGTGTCAGCAGCAGCATCCGCGCCGGGCGCATGGTGTCCGTGGTCGTGGACATGCACGACCGGGAAGACTTCTCCGCGCACTTTGATGAGATCACGCAGCAGGTGATGGCCCTGATCAGCGACGCCTTTGGGCGTGCAGCTGCTCAGGGTCTGCCTGTTGCCGCCATGAGCGGGGTGAACAGCGATGGCAGCTGCTGACGACGTTGCTGCATTCCGCCGGTATGGCAAGATTACCAAAGCCATGGCGTCGGATGAAGAATGCGAGGACTTCCTGGCTTTTGCTGTGGAAGCCCTGGAGGTTCAGGGCGTCAAGCCCATGCCGGACAGCCGGCTTTACGTCCTGGCTGTCCGGATGCTGGCGCTCCACTACTACGACAACCGCAGCCTGATGGCAGATAAGGACACGCAGATCCCGCTGGGGATGCAGTCCATGGTCAACTGGCTGCACTACACGCCTGCAGCAGAGGGGGCGGCCAGCGAATGAGCTACAACATCGGCGACTTCGACACGGCAGTGCAGCTGCTCCGGTATATCGGAGGCATAGATAACCCCGATATTTCGGCCAGAATCGGCCATGTAAGCGTCCATGTCGAATGCAAGAGAGTGGAACGACTTGCCCTGGCGGCGGCCCTCAGACAGGCCCACAGAGATGCAAACGGCCACGCTTTGCCGGTTGTGGTTCATCGCCGCAGCCGGGAGCCGTGGTTGGTAACAATGGAGCTGACCGACCTGCTGCAGATCATCGGAAAGGGGCCTCCACCGTGCAAGGAATGAACCCCGACCGTTATGTCGTGTATGACGTTGTTCAGCTTGCAAAGAGTCGCAAGGCATACTTGCAAAGAGCTGTGAAAGCTGATGAGCCAATGCAATACTGCGCATACATTGCCGGAAACGGCCACTATTTCAAGACAGAGGAAGAATTGACGAGGTACATCCAATGTCGGAAGAAATGAACGCTCTCGCAATGAAAGCCCAGAACGGGAACAGGAAAGCCCTGTTGCAGTTGTGGCAGGGCGTTTCCCGGTTGGCATACAAAATAGCGATGCGGTACAAGCGCATTGCTGACCTAAATGGCGCGGTAGACACGGACGACCTTAAACAATGCGCTTTCCTAGGCTTCTATGAGGCCGTGCAGGGCTTCGACCCTCTGCAGGGATCATTTCCCTCTGTGCTGTCCTACGGTGTCAGGAGCGCATGCAGGAGCGCTCTAGGGCTTACCGGCAGAGAACGAAAGGAACACTACACCGCCATAAGCCTAGATGCACCAATTCCCGGCACAGACGATCTCACCATTGCCGACACAATCCAGGATCCTGCATCTGCTGACGCCTTTGAACAAACAGAGCTGCGCCAGGACATAGAAAAGGCCCTGCACCGTCTGCCTGATGACATGGAAAGCATTATCCGTCTGCATGACCTGGAAGGGCTCGGCCTGGAAGAAGCATCTGCAAAGGCTGGGCATGCAACAAATACGGGGCGTAAATTGCGCCGTAAGGGCTTCTATAAGCTCAGGCAAGATAGATGTATCCGCGACCACGACCCATCTGTGCGCCTCATATACAAGGGATTCCGGGCATGGGATCGCGACTGGACTAGCGTTGTGGAAGAAGAAGCGTTCCGCAGAATCAGCCGCGGTTATTGACAAAGAAAAAACCGGCAATTAAGCCGGGAAGAATCCATTCTTTTTTAGAACGTCGGGAACCTTTTTACTCTGCACATCCTCCGCATGCCAGTAATAGCTCATGAGGATGCGCCTGTCTGTCAGGTCATGAACCCCGTCGATAATGTTAAGCGCCAGCCCTGCCAGCATGGGCATGAGTCCCGCAGGGAGTTGACCGCCTTTCTCCTGCATCTTGATAGCGTCCCGGTTAAGCCGGAGAACCGCGACAGGGTCTGCAGGGATCTCTCCCTTGATGATCTGCATGAAAGCCAGCAGAGAAGCCTTTTCGTCATTGTTGAGCTGTTCGACCTCTGCCCGGAGCTGGGACAGCATATCGGATTTGTTATGCATTGTCAAAACATCCTTTCTGTGCTATAATCAATCAGCCATTCCGTGATGGCCTTGTCCCCGGTGGAAGCAGCTCGACCCTGCCGCCACCGGGGATTTTCTGTTATACTGCGATCAGGCCAACCAACACGGCCAACAGGGCCGCTATTACGGTTTCTGTCACGTCTTGCCGGATGGCGTCGCGCTTACGCTGTGCCTCAGCTCGTGCCTTTTCCTTGCGGATCATGGCGAGGTAGTAAGGGGAGTTCATGCCTTCCCCCCCCTTACTGGATGCTGAACCGCAGCGCGGTCTGCTTGCTGCTGTACTGCTCGTACAGACCATCGGCCTTTAGCTGGGCCGTATTGACGCGGCTGCTCTCGTATGCCGCGTAACGGATCGTGAATGCGCCAGCGGCGACTGCCTCAGCCTGCCGGGCGTCCATCTCTGCGATCAGTTCCGCCTTGATGGCGTCCGCCTGCTCCTGCAGGGCCTTGACCTCTGCCAGGATCTCTCTGTAAGTCCTGGCCTTGCTCTCCATGTCGTTGATGCTCATTCCGTGGGTACCTCCTTTTATTTTTCTGTCAGGGATTCGGGCAGGTTATTTAGCTCGTGTTCACGGGGCTGCTGGGTGGTACCCGTCTATCCTTCCGGAGAGAGGCGTTTTACGTCGGTGGATCTCTCCACCGGCAACCTCTTGCCCTCCTGACAGTATTGATTATACTACTAACGTTAGTAGTTGTAAAGAGGTTTGGGCCATTTTCTTTGTATTCTCCGCTTTGCACGAATAGCGTTATTAGTTTTTGTTACTTCTAACGGTAGTAGTAAAGCGGCCATTATGATATAATGAATGGTGAGGAGGTGCATATCATGCCCAAGAAACAAACAGAATGGTCACGCAATTACAATGAAAAGGCATACGACCGCCTTGCTATCACCGTCCCCAAGGGGCAAAAAGTCACCGTAGAGGCCGCTGCAAAGGCCGCAGGAGAATCTGTCAACCAATACACACAGCGCGCCCTGCTGGCCCGCATGGGGCTGGAAACGTGGCCCTCTATTGCGGAAGAACGCCGCGAATAATCACAGAGCTGCCGTCGATTGATGGCAGCTTTTTGCATATCCCCAAACCGTCGCTGCGGGAACGGGATAACGGGAATATGGTTCACATGGAGGTTGACAGATAAAAAGTTAATCGCTTTTGCCAATGCGAAATGTTATTTGTCTTACCCTTTAGCACCCTTGAATTTACCCTTTACTGACGCGGAACCGATGGACGCATAAAAACACAAAAATGGCAAATACTGTGGAATCAACGGGTTCAGCGCGATGTGAAGACACGCGAAATCATACCATGGATGGGTGGAGGGTAATTCGAATCCCGCCACTTCGACGCTTGAAACCCTGTAATCTCAAAGGTTACAGGGTTTTTCTATGTCTATTTTTCTGTCCATATTGTTCATTTTGAACCCTTTTGTTTATCCTGTTGGGGTTCAAAACGGGGTTCAAAAAAACCGCCCCTTTCGGAGCGGCTGACGAATCAATCTTCGTCATGTTTGGCGATGCACTCATAATACTTCTTGACCTTGCCTTCGCCTGCATCTTTGTCATGGATGAAAGCCTTGGCCATATCAGCCCAGAAGTCTACCTTGTCCACGCCGTGCTTCTTGGCGACCTTGCAATAGTCGGTGTACAGGGCATTCATCACGGCATAGAATTCGATGACCTTATTCTCGCCCTGGATGCCGAAGTTACCGGCGTACTGCTTGATCTCATTGAAAGGCCAACGCCCGCCAGTCTTGCCATCCTCGGACTTCATGCCCTTGACCCACTTTTCCGCTTCCTCGCGCGTGAGGCGTTCGCCATCATCTCCATCAGCATAGCCCATCATATAGGACTGCGGAGAAGATCGGCCCATGCTCATGCGGTCAGGGTTATAACGCCGACCATATAATCGCATGTCCTCACCACCCTCATCCCGGTTTTCACCAAAACCAATTCGGCGTTTGTCCTGATAGTCGCGGATGTTGACGATGTTGTGATCCCTCATTCGGGAGCCATCTTCCATGCCGGGGCGGTCAAGGTACGGGGGGATATGGGGGTCGGGCCACGGACGATAGGCGGATTCGTTGCCATCGTAGGTCATGCGGTTTCCGTCCTCATGCTCCATGTACCGTCCGAGATAGTCGCGTCTTCGGCGCATTTCGGGTGCATCCATGCCCATGTAGGTGCTGTGATCATTGCCCATGCGGCGGTCATCATCGTCCTCCATGTAGCGGCCCCGGCTGTCACGCTGACGCCGCATCTCAGGAGGATCCATCATGGTCATCAGGCCGCCGTCCATGTAGCGGCCACGTCCGTCGCGCTGCTGGCCAGCTCTTGCCATCGCCATCATGCGCATACCGCTGGACATTTTGCCCATAGTGCTACCCCCTTACGCCACGCGGACCAGCACCAGGCTTGCCGCGTTGATGGTGATCTCAGTCGTGCCGACGTTGGCAAGGCCCACAGTGATGGACGCGCCGCAGGGGACGCGCACCAGCGCGGTGGTCGCCAGCTGCGCTACATCGTCCGCAGCGGCGATGGTCTCGGCCATGGTGGTTCCAGCCAGCGCCTCACCATTGGTGGTGATTGCCAGGGTCGCATCCGTTGCGGCAACCGCCGACGTGACCTGAGCACCAACGCCTACCAGATAGACGCCGGGGCGGGAAATGAGGAACTGGCCGCTGCCGTCCTCATGGGTAAGCCAGCCGCCATTGCAGTGGCAGGAGCCGTTCGTGCGCGCCCGGGAACCGGGGAAAAGGACATTCGCGCCTGCTGCTACGGGTACAGGGATCGTTACATATGCGTTAATCATGCTTATCTCCTTTCAGAAACA